AGGTTACAAGACATCTATAAAAAGGATCAGAAAGACGATGTATGAATACAATCACGATTCCATACAAGCCTAGAGAACTTCAACAAGAAGTACATAAGAAATTACAACGATTTAATGTTCTAGTCTGTCATAGACGATTTGGAAAGACTGTTTTGACAGTCAATGAACTGATTAAGAGGTGCTTACAATGTAAGCTACCACGACCACGCTATTATTATATAGCTCCGACCTATTCAATGGCAAAGAGAATAGCTTGGGATTATCTAAAGTATTACACATCAGTTTTACCGAACATGGATTACCATGAAACGGAATTAAGAGCCGAACTACCCAATGGTGGTAGAATACAGTTACTCGGTTGTGAGAGACCACAAACCCTTAAAGGACTTTACATCGATGGTGTTGTTCTTGATGAGGTTGCACAAATGCCTCCTAAAATGTGGACTGAAGTAATTAGACCAGCTCTGTCAGACAGAGAAGGCTTTATGATAGCGATTGGTACTCCCGCTGGTCATAATGCTTTCTTTGATCTGTATAATCATGGCAAACACAACGAGACTTGGTTTACTGCAAAGTTCAAAGCAAGTGAAACAAAGGTCGTCAAAGAAGAAGAATTAGAAGAAGCAAAAAAATTAATGCCTCCAGAGATATATGAGGCAGAATATGAATGTAGTTTTGAAAGCTCTGCTATCGGAGCAATCTATTCGCAAGGTCTGAACAAAGCAGATGAAGATCAACGCATCACATCTGTTCCTTATGATCCTACGATTAAGGTATCAACTTTTTGGGATCTAGGAATGGCCGATAAAACCTCTATATGGTTTTGTCAGCAAAAGGGAACAGCAATACACCTTATAGATTATTTTGAAGATAGTGGTGAGTCACTAGAATACTACGCTGGAGTTCTTGATAACAAAGGCTATGTCTATGACACTCACTATCTACCACACGATGCAAGTGTCAGAGAGATTGGAACAGGTAAGTCAAGAGTAGAAATTGCACAAAGTTTAGGTCTATCAACAAGTATTGTACCGAAAATGAGCGTTGAAGATGGTATCAACGCAGTCAGAATGACACTTTCAAGGTGTTGGTTTGACTTTGAAAACACAAAAGAAGGTTTAGATGCCCTGAGACAGTACCGATGGGCTGTGAATGACAAAGGCGAAAGCAAAAATAGACCGCAACACGACTGGACATCGCATAGTGCAGACGCATTTCGCTATCTATGTACGGGATTACAAGAGACAAAGAACTGGTCAACAGAAATTAAATATCCGAAATTAGGAATTGTATAATGAAATTAACAAAAGAAAGATTAAAAGCACTCATATCGCAAGAAATAACTAACTCGCTTGGTTATTATGGGGGTGAATTATCTTCTCAAAGAAAAAATGCATTAAAATTTTACTTAGGTGAGCCATTAGGTAATGAAGTAGAAGGACAATCACAGGTAAGATCACAAGATGTACTAGAAGTTGTAGAAAGCATACTTCCTAGTATGATGAGAATATTCACACAAGGCGAAAGTATTGTTAGATTTGAGCCAACTGGACCTGAAGATGTGCAATATGCAGAACAGGCTTCAGATTATGTCAATCATATCTTTAACAAAGACAATAATGGCTACTCTATCTTACATACGATGTTTAAAGATGCCCTAATCTCTAAAAATGGCTTTGTCAAATACTATTGGAAAACAGATAAAGAACAAAAACAAGAATCTTATGAAAATTTAACGACTGCTGAATACCAAGCACTACTAGCAGATACCGAAGTAGAGGTTGTAGAGGTAACTGGAGATGAAGATACACTAGATATAGCCGCTCAAGACTTTACAGAGCAGACTTATAACGTCACTGTTAAGAGAGTTAAAGAGTATGGTCGTGTTTGCATAGAAAATGTAGCACCCGAAAGTATGCTTGTAAGCAAATCTGCTACATCATTAGAAGATTGCAACTTTGTTGGACAAAGAGTTTTTAAAACAAGATCAGAATTAATTAGCATGGGTTTTGACAAAAAGATTGTCAATGAACTTCCTGTAGCTGATGAAGAAATTTACAATACAGAGGCAGTAACCAGAAGGTCTTTTGATGATGAGACGATGCCTCAAGAATACCAAAACATTGATCCTTTATTGACAAGAGTATCGGTAGTCGATGCTTATATGAAGTGTGATTATGATAACGATGGTATCGCAGAACTTAGACACATTGTAGTCGGTGGTTCTGGCCCTAATGCTTATCATATCTTAGAGAATGAACCGATTGAGCAAATTCCTTTTGCTACACTAACAGCTATTCCTATGCCTCACAGGTTTTATGGATTATCCATTTATGATCTGATTGGCGATGTACAAGAAATTAAGACTACCCTTCTCAGGCAAACTCTTAATAACGCCTATCTACAAAACAATGCCAGAACAGTTGTTGTAGATGGACAAGCAAACATTGATGATCTCCTTACATCAAGAGCTGGGGGTATTGTAAGAGTTAAATCACCCAATGCTGTTACACCCCTAGCTTCACCTAACTTCATGCAAGAAGGATTGGCAATGATAGAGAAGGTCGATCAAATAAGAGAAGGCAGATCAGGTGTCTCTAAAGTCCAAATGGGATTAGATGCCGATCAAATAAACAAATCACACACTACAGCAACTAGTGCGAATGTAATGATGAACGCATCGACACAAAGAATAGAACTGTATGCTAGAAACTTTAGTGAAGGCATTAAAAGAATGTTTCAAGGTATCTTAACCTTAGTGTGTAAGTACCAAGATCAAGAAAGAATTATAAAACTAAGAAATCAGTTTGTACCTATGAACCCTAGAGAGTGGGTAGATAGATACAACGCAACAGTACAAGTTGGACTGGGTACAGGATCACAAGATCAACGACTCGAAGTCTTAGGTCGTGTTCTTGCAGTACAAGAAAAACTAATTGGTGCTGGTGGTATGGGTATAGTCGATCCACAAAAGATTTATAACACCTTAGAGAAATACTTAGAGAACGCTGGGTACAAAGACGCAAGTCAGTTCTTTAACAATCCTCAAGTCAACCCACCTCAACCACAACAAAAAAAACCTGATCCAGCTATTCAATTAGCACAAGCAGATTTACAAAGACAACAAGCAAAAGATCAAGCTGAAATACAACTGAAAGCACAAAAGTTAGAACTCGATCAACAAAAATTAGCATCACAATTAATTAAAGAAGATGATGCTAAAGACACACAAAAAGAAAAACTAGCAACACAAATATTACAACAAGGAATTAAACGATAATGGCAACCCCAAATATGCCTTCTTCGGCACAAGATATTATAAATAACTTTTTATCAGGTGGATATGCAAGTCAAGCACAAGCCAATCCTTTTAGAGTTAATGTCGATCCTTTTCGACCACCTGTAGATACACCAGACGATACCCCTGATAACGATCCTTGCCCTGAAGGTTATGTTTATGATCCAGTTCTACAAGCCTGTGTTATAGCTGAAGTAGCACCAGAAGAAGGCAATGGTGGTAATGACAGACCTGAAGAGATTGATCCAAACCAAAAACTTTATAATGATATGTTAAAAGATACAGGCAGTATTTTTGGAGCATCTAATTTCTTAAAAGATTATGTCATTGATAGTCCTAATGGTGATATATTGCTTAAATTTGATCCTGATATTAATAAATCACCTCTTTTTTATGGATTAGGTGATGCTATTTTTGGTGGAGAAGGAAGAAGAGCAAAAAGTTTCTTTGATAGTATGCAATCATATATGGATCAAGGTTATGGCCAATATAATAATGATGGCACATATCAAATTTACACACCTCAACAATATTTTGATACAGTACAAGGAAACCAACTACAAAGTTATGGTTATGGATCTCAACCAAACATAACTGTAGGTCAAGCAGTTGATAGTGTCATGAACCCACAACCTCAAGATGGAAGTAAATCTAGCGGATCACCTATTGCTGAAGATATGTCAGGTGGATTATTAGGTCGATCACCTCTTACATCAGTAGATTCACAAGGTAATAGAACTAGAAATGATACTGCTTATAAAGCCGCTGTTGCTAGAAACATAGAGCGTAATAAAGCAAACTTTAATAATAGTAAATTCAAAGAAGGTGTTGGATTTATGGGTGGTAGATAGTGTCAGATAAAGACATAAAAAGAAGCGACCAAGCAAAAAGAATACTTGAAGATGAAATATTTATAGAAGCAGTAAACAAAATTAGATCAGAGTTAAATACCGAATGGTTAAACTCTGACATAAAAGATTCAGAACAACGAGAGAACATCTTTGTCATGAGAAGAATGTTAGAGGTTGTCTTGATGCAAATACGATCAGTTATGGAAACAGGCAAGATCGTACAAAAATAACAGGAGTAAAATATGGCAGAACAACCAGTAATGGACTCTGCAACAGAGACTCAAACAGAGTCTGTTGCACCAACGCCCAAGTCTCTCAATCAAGGAGAGGCCGCTGACGCACTGAAGAACTTATTTAATTTAAACGCCTCAGAGACTCAGGAATCAGCAAGTGAAAAATCAAAGAAAGAAGTAAGCGACTCGGAAACGAATATCGAAGATGCTTTTAATGATGAAGAACTTATAGATCAAATTGAAGATGAACAACCATCTGAAAGTAATCAGGAACTTTATAAAGTTGTTGTCGATGGACAAGAACAAGAAGTCAACCTAGAAGAACTTACGAAGGGTTATTCTCGACAAAGCGATTATACTCGTAAAACCGAAAAACTATCGCAAGATAGAAAAAGTGTTGAAGAATTAAAAAACGAATACACTAGGCAGAACGAGGAGGCTAAAATCAAACGAGATCAATACGAGAAACAACTTCAAGTATTATCAGAACAATTAAGATCAAGTGAACAAAAGGTAGATTTAGATAAACTTTATGAAAATGATCCAGCGGAATATGTTCGTGTTAAGGCAGAACAAGATCGTAGGAAAGAACTTCTAGAAAAATCTAATCAAGAGCGAGAAAGAATACTGGCTGAAAAGCAAGAGGAACAAGGAAAACAATATAATTCTTACCTCGAACAGCAAAGACAACTTCTTGCTCAAAAATTACCTATATATGCTGACAAAGAAAAAGGTGCAGATTTTGTTAAAAATTTAACAAACTACGCTAAAGAGATTGGTTATACCGATCAAGAAATAAATATGTTAGTTGACCATAGATCAGTAATCATGTTAGCCAATGCTTATCGTTACGATAAGTTAAAAAAAGCTAACCTTAAAAATAAAAAAGTTACTAAAGTATCTAAGGTAGTAAGTTCATCTAGTCCTAAAATTCAAGATGATAGTGATGTTGCAAAACGTATGAAATCTAAAAAAGCAACTCTGAAAAGAACAGGAAAAGTAAATGATGCTGTTTCTGTTTTACAAGAATTGTATTCTCAATAACAACATAGAAAGGAATAAGTAATGGCACAACCAACCAATACTTTTGATACCTATGATGGTGCAAACTCTATAAGAGAAGATTTAGCTGATGTAATTTACAATATTTCACCGACTGAAACTCCTTTTATGAGCAACGCCGCAAAAGGTACAGCAACTAACACATTGTACGAATGGCAGACAGACTCATTAGCAGACGCTGGTGCAAACGCACAAATCGAAGGTGACGACTACACAGGCGATGCAAGAACTGCAACTGTCAGACTTAATAACAGAACACAAATCTCATCAAAATCTGTAACAATTTCAGGAACAGATGATGCAGTGGATAACGCTGGAATGGGAACTCAGATGGCTTACCAATTAGCTAAGATGGGTAAAGAACTCAAGCGTGATATGGAAAGAGCTTTTGTAGGAATTGAAAATGCAAAAGTCGCTGGTGACGCTTCAACAGCTAGAGAACTTGCCTCAGTAGGAACATGGTACGGAGGTAACAAAGCTGGAACTTCAAGTGCCGCTGGTAACTTCTCAACTAATGGTTCACCATCAGCAACTCCTGCTGGTACAGGTGCAACAGCAATCGCTGGTGGCTCCAACAGAACTTACACAGAGACTTTATTAAAAGCTGGTCTTTTAAAAGCCTTTGAACTAGGTGGAGAGCCTGAAACTGTAATGATGTCACCATCACACAAACAACTAGCTTCTGCTTTTACTGGGGTAGCTACAAAGTACAAAGATGCGAGTGACAAAGTCTCTATCGGAACTACCGACATCTATGTCTCTGACTTTGGTGAGGTAGCATTTGTACCTAACAGACATCAGAACGCAAACAGAGTAGATATCCTACAAATGGATATGTGGAGTGTGGACTTTTTAAGACCATTCCAAACAACTGATCTTGCAAAAACTGGTGACTCTGACAAGAAGTTACTCTTAGCTGAGTACACTTTATGTGCAAAAGCACCTAACGCAAACTACGGAATATTTAACTTAACTGCATAATTGTAGCTAAAGGACTGGGAGGGTTTTATGCCCTCCCTTTATAATTAGAAAGGAAATTATGGCAATATTTACAAATAAAAAACATACATCAAAATTATATAAGATTGTAGAAAACGCAAAAAAATCAGATCCTATGACTTCAAAAGGTAAAGGTAAAAAACAATCAAAACAAACATCTGCTGGTGATCGTAAGTACGATCCAATGTTAAGTTTTACAGGTAATCAAGGGCTTTCTGTCAAAGACACTGTAGATATGATGATAGCTAAAGCAATAAAGTAATGTCAAAAAAGTTCTCACTTAATGATCCTGATGATCAGTCATCAGTAAAAACAAATCTTATTGTTGATGAAGGTGAGAATAAATTTCACATAGAGAACTATCAAGATCCAGCAACCATTAAAGCTATTTTAGACGCAAACAAAAGAGCTAGAAACGAAGGTGCATACAAACTAAATGGTTTAAAAGATGCAAAAATGTATAAGGCTTGTAGCATACCCAATATAGTTATGCTTCAATTAGCAAAACAAGGCATTGTGACTATGAATGGAAAAATACTAGATAAAACTAAATTTTTTAGATGGTTAAACGATTCAGATAATAAAAATTTAAGAATATATGAAGGTAACTTATAATGGCATTAGACACATACACTAATCTAAAAACTACTATTGCAAATTACCTTAATAGAAGTGATCTCACTGCATACTTAGGTGACTTTATTACTTTAACTGAGGCTAGACTTAATAGAGAGTTACGAGTCAGAGAAATGGTAAACACTGATACATCAATTACGACAGTTGCTGGTACACAAAGTTATGCTTTACCGACAGGTTATGTAGAGGCTACAACAGTCATTTATCAGAGTGATCCTTATCGCACATTAATATTTATAAACAACAGTGACTTTTACAACAAATATAATATCAGTCAGTCTAGAGGCAAACCTACACATTTTACTATTCTCGGTACAAATATTCTTTTAGGTGTAGCTCCTGACTCAGCAACAACCTTACAAATTAATTATTATAAAAGTTTATCTTCGTTATCAGACGATAACACAACAAATACAATATTAACAAACTATCCTGAATTGTACTTATATGGTTCACTAGCAGAATCTGCACCATTTATTATGCAAGACGAAAGGATAAACACTTGGGCTGGTCTATATAAAGAAGCATTAAAAAATGCTAACGAAACTTCTTCAAGAGGATCAACTACATCTTCTCCTCTACAAATGTCCACACTACAGGTGGTGTAGATGATTGAGTTTGGCGATTTACAAGCTGACTTACCTACTTACGAGAACTCAGGTGCTTTAGTAGTTGATAATGTATTACCTCTTGCAAAAGGTTATAAAAGCCTAGCTGGTTTTCAAGCACTTAGCGGAACAGGTTTAACAGGAAGTGCAGTAGGTTTATTTACAAGTTTTAGTGCCAGTGGTTCTACTAACTATGCTGGTGATGCTACTAAATTATATCAAATGAACTCCTCTTTGGTCTTTATAGATAAAAGTAAATCAGGTGGTTACAACAACTCTACAACAGAAAACGCTAGAGACTTTTGGGCTTTTACACAGTTTGGTACAAACATAATTGCTACAAACTTTGCAGACAACATACAAAAGTTTGATGAAGGAACAGATAGTGCCTTTAGTGATCTTGTAGCTCTAAAAGCAAAATACATCGCAGTTATAAGAGACTTTGTTGTATCAGGTTATACAGACGAGTCAGGTACAGTTTATAACCAAAGAGTTAAATGGTCAGGTATTAATGACAGCTCTACTTGGACACCAAGCCAAGCAACACAATCAGGCTTTCAAGATATTGTAGGATCACATGGTAATATCCAAGCAATAGTCGGTGGTGAATCTGCTGGTGTGATCTTTATGGAAAAAGCTATCTACAGAATGGAATATGTAGGTACTCCATTAATCTTTCAGTTTAATAAAATAGCAGATAACATTGGAGCATTTGCACCTAAGTCAGTAGCTTCTTACGGAAACATGGTTTTCTTTTTAGCACAAGATGGTTTTTACAAACTAACAGGTGGTCAACAATTAACACCAATAGGAAATGGTAAAGTAGATAACTTTTTCTTTGATGATTTATCTTCCAACCTTGATGGTATTACATCTGCTGTCGATCCCAACAATAGTATTGTTGTATGGTCTTATCGTGGATCGGGTGCTACAGGAACAACTAATAACAAATTATTAATCTACAACTACGCAGTAGATAAATGGAGTACAGGTAGCGATCAAGACTTAGAGTTTATTGCTAGTGCTTCACAAGAAGCATTTACAACATTAGAAAGTTTAGATGTATTAGGTGACTTAGATAACTTACCAAAATCATTAGACTCTTACTTTTATAAAGAAGGTATTGTTGGTCTAGCTGGATTTAACTCTGATAATAAGTTTGGAAAATTTATTGCAAACAGTTTATCAGCAACTGTAGATACAACTGAGTTTGAAGGTGCAAAAGGTAAAAGATCAACTCTTATTAATTGCAGACCTATTGTTGATGGAACAACAAACACTTCCGTAACTATAACTCCTATAACAAGGCAATCACAACTTGATACAACAACAACTGGTACTACTACTGATACTAACGATACTGGTACTTGTCCTTTACGATCTACCTCTAGGTATCATCGTATCAGGGTAAATGTGACAGGGAACTTTAACACCATGTCAGGAGTTGATATAGAAGCGAGACCTGAAGGTGGCAGATAATCAGTTTCCTACAGTTCCTTTATCGATACCAGATACAGGACAACATCTAAGATTAGTTTCGACATCATTAAACAATACTATTAATGGTAAACTTAATAGCACAGGATCAATTACACTGAGAGCAAACCAAACGACTACAACACTTACAGATGCTCGTATTGGTGGTAATTCTGTTATTGTCTTTATGCCAACATCAGCTAATGGCAGAACAGGTCTTAATGGACTTCATGTTTCTGCTAGAGCTAGTGGTAGTGCAACTTTAACTCATGCCAGTTCAGGAAACTCTGACCAAAACTTATCATACTGTGTCATTGGCTAATATAGTAACTAGAGTACCTAGCGAAGATGTTGAATTTATTTGGAGTCAAGTCGCTCCATTACTAGAAAAAGCATTAGACGAAACCTATAGTATAAAAGATATATTGTACGGATTAGCTAATGATCGTATGCAATTATTTATTAGTTGGCATAACGATAAAGTCGAAAGTGCTGTAGTAACAGAAATAGCACAATATCCTCAGTCTAAGGTACTACGATACTTTTTAGCTGGAGGCACTAACCTAGAGAATTGGTTAGAAGAAATACAAATAGTTATAGAAAAATTTGCAAAAAAAGAAAATTGCACACACCTTGAAGTCGCTGGGCGAAAAGGTTGGGTTAGAAAATTGAAAGGATTTAGAGTTAAAGCATACTTACTAAATAAGGAAATATAAAATGTCAAAAGGATCATCACCACAAAACGTAACAACTACATCATCTGCTGAACCATCAGAGTTTATTAGACCATACTTAGAAGAAGCCATTGACTATGGACAAGATTTATTTCAATCTGATACACCAAACTTCTTCCCTAATAACACTTATATAGATCCGTCTGCGGCTACCAATGCTTCATTAGATTTAGCTACAGCTAGAGCTGTTGCTGGTAATCCCTTACTAAACCAGTCACAAAACCTTGCACAACAAACACTAGCGGGAGATTTTCTATCACCTACTACAAACCCTTACTCTCAAGGTTTATTTAATCAAATGGCTGACGATGTTACATCAAAAGTACAGTCACAGTTTAGTAAAGCTGGTCGTCTAGGATCAGGTGCAAACCAAGAGATATTATCAGACTCACTTGGAAGATTAGCTAATCAAGTTTACGGAGATCAATTTAATAGAGAAAGAGCATTACAAGCTCAAACTATGATGACAGCACCACAGTTAGGTGAAATGGATTACAATGATATTTCAAGACTAGCACAAGTAGGAGCAGACAGAGAAAGTATAGATCAAACAAGATTACAAGATGCTATTGCTCGTTTTGATTACGAACAACAAAAACCATTTATTAAATTAAATCAATACTTAGGTGCATTAGGAGCACCAGTACCGACACAAACAGTAACCACACAACCTGTTTTTAGAAATACAGGTGCTGGATTACTTGGTGGTGCATTAACAGGTGCTAATATTGCAAGTCAAATAGGTGGTACATCAATGTTTGGTAATCCTCTCTTTGGTGCAATCGGTGGCGGATTATTAGGAGGATTTATGTAATGACAAGATTAATAAATATGAGAAATGGAATTATAGATGGTTTATTACAAAGTAGAATACAACCTATTATTCAAAAATATAATCAACCACAACAAACTGGATTATTAAATTTTGTGAACAGTCCACAAGCACAAGATATCGCTTCAGGATTGTTAGCACAATCAGGTTACTCTACTATGCCTCAAAGTTTTGGACAGTCATTAGGTGTTGCTATGCAGAACGCAAATGATCGTGCTATGGCAAGAGACGCTAGTGAGTTAAATGCAATTTCTACCTTTGCTAACATTCAAAATTTATTTAAAGGACAAGATCAAGACGATAGAAAAATAGATCAAACTAATAGAAGCTTAGATCAAGATGATAGACGTATAGATCAGACTGATACAAGTTTAGCCCTTGAAGCAGATAGAACAAAATCAACTACTGATTTGCAAAGAAAACAAGGCGATCAGATAGATAGTAATATTGAAATAGATCAACAAAGAATTAATCTTGATGAAAATAAATTTGATCTTCAAAAAGATATATTTAGCTTTGAGAAAGAAGAATTTGAGTGGGAAAAAGAAAACCCTGAAGCTAAATCAGAAATAGGTCAATTAGTACAAGACTTTAATAATGATATTATTAGTCAAAAACAATTAGACGATGGCTTAAAAGATATTTTAGAAACAGATGGAACAACAACAGCAACTATTCAAAATTACGAATATGTAGCTAACCAGCTTTTTGGTGGAGATAAACAAAAAGCCATATTGTTCTTAGAGTCAAGCAAAGGTGAATCTAAAGATGATTTCGTTAAAACATGGGTTGCAGATGCAAAAAATAATCCAGCAAGACCTGATGATTTAGGCTACTTAACAGCAGAAGCAAACTATGCTTGGAATTTAAGTAGTGCAAAACGATTACCTGATGACAGTAATAATGCAGAAAAAGGAACTTATTATTTTAACGACGATGGAGTATTAGCTTTATTTGATGGAACAAACTTTATTCCAGTTACTAAACCAGTACCACCTCAATAATGACACAGTTATTAAGTTTTGACGAATTTAGCAAAAACAAAAATGTGCAACAAAGTAGTAACAATGTTTTGTCTTTTGAAAGTTTTAAAAACCAAAATACTGTAAATATTTTTAATCAGGAAAAAAAAGAAACATTATCTTTTGATGATTTTAAAAATAAAACTAGCACAAACACTCAATTTGAAAACAAGACTAATCAACAACCTTCGCAACTTAGTATTGAATACATAAATCAACACCCTAATTTTGAATCAAGTGGTGGTTTTGATGTTAGGTCAATACCTGATTTTGATTCTATAGAAGATGCTTCTGCATACTATGGTTTACCTGTAGATCAATTAACAAATGACATTATCCCTGATGTACCAATACAAGGAGACAAAAGTTACGATAATGTAAACTATAAAAAAAAATATATACCTAATCTGCCTATAGAAGATGGTTATTATGATAAAGGTAGTTTTAACCCCTTTGATGATAAGAAATCTGATTGGTCACTTACAAGTAGAACAATGGATTACATTTGGAGTGAAGAATTAGGTATTAATAAACAAACTGTAGAAGAAATAGAAAATCCTTTTTTTAAAAAGTTTGTTAATAGTCCTATTGTCATGGGAACAAGTGATATTCTTGATGGAACACTACGAACAATACAAACAGCAATTTATGGTGGAGCTGGTGTTGTAGGTGACACTGTTACAAATATTACAGGTGATAAAGCAGATGGTGCTAGAACGCAAAGAGATTTAATTGCATTGTTTGAATCAACATTACCACAACAAATGTCCACTACTGGTGCTAGTGCAAGATCGTGGGGATATACGAAAAGTCAAGTAAAACAATACGATAAAGTTGGTAAACAAGCAATTAACAACTATGTTGATGTTACCTTTAAAAACAGTCCTAATAAAAACAAAATTAAAAATGATCTTAATAAAAAGTTTGATGAGGGTATTTTAAAAGCAGACAGTGTTATAAAAAAAGTTGAAGAAAATGTCGGGAAAATTTTAAATGATAAAAGAGTAAACTTTAAATACTTTGATGACAATATGATGAAGTCAAGGTTCAAGGAAAATAAAATTAAAGTTGCAGAACCAGCAGATGTAACAAAACTTTTGCAATTTAGTGAAAGTAGTATTCTTAGAAATGTTGACAGATTTATACTTGCACCTTTTAGAACAAGAGGAAAAAAAACTCCTCAAATGCAAAAGTTGTATGAATTTTATCAAGGTAAAATTAGAGGCAATAATCACAGAGCTGTATCAACTGCAAAACAAATTGAAAGACAAGTTAATAAGATAGCTAAAAAGTTTGATCCTAAAACATCTCGTGTTTTTAGTAACAAAAAAGAATTTAAAACAAAAATATTTGATGACATACAAGAAGTTTTAGTAGGCAACAAACCCATTAATACTTTAGATGAATCACTTAGACCATTAGTAGGTAAAGCTAGGTCTTTAATAGATAATTTAAGTGGTCAGTTAGTACAAAGCAATAGTTTAGGAAAATCAATAAAAAAAATTATTGAGAATAATGTTGGTTCTTATGTTAGACAAAGTTATAAATTATACAGAGGTGGTTTTAACCCTAATAAACAAATTAGACAAAACGCTTTTGAATATATACAAAAACAAGATCCTTCATTGACTAATGCTGAAGTTAATGGCGTTATTAACAAAATATTAGACAAAGGTGATAATACAAACTTTGCTTCCACTGTAGAATCTTTACCAAGGCAATCACAATCTCTATTTTTAAAGAAAAAAGACATAGCTCCTGAAATCAAAGCTCTATTAGGAGAAGTAAAAAATCCCTTAGAGAATTTAATAAATACTATTGATGATCTAACTAAATGGGTAGAGACTGACAAGTACCTAAATAGAATTAAGGAAAATGGTTTTAACAAGTATATTTATAAAAAACCAACAAATAGGTTTGCTACTGAGATTGAAGGTAATAAATACAATCCACTAAAAGGTTATCACACAAGTCCAGAAATAGCTCAAGTTTTAAAGTCTATAGATGAAACTTCTATTAGCAATATTCTCTTGCCTTACAAAGTATTTTTATTTGGTAAAGGTGTCAGTCAATATTCTAAAACAGTTTTAAACCATGTAACACAATTAAGAAACTTACAGGGTGGTATATTGATGGCTATGTTTAATGGTGTCAATCCTTTTAGCAAAACAGGTTGGTCTGCATTTAAAACTGTAGCTAATGACATAGGTAAAATGTCAGATGAAGTATTAAATTTAAAATATCAAGAATATTTAGATTTAGGTGTTGTTCGTACAAGTGTTAAAGTGAATGAACTCAAAGGTATTTTTAAAGATGTGGAAATGGCAAATTCAATGTTTAGTTTTGTTGATAAGGTAACCAACAATATAGTTTTTAAAAATGCTAAAAAACCCTTAGATTTTTTACAAAATGTTTACATGGGTGTTGATGATCTTTTTAAGATTATTGTTTATGAAACGGAACTAGCAACTCTTAAAAGAGCTTATCCTGACATGGTATTTAACCCTGTTAAATTAAAACAAATAAAAAAACAAGCTAGTGAAATTGTAACAAACACTATGCCTACTTATGATAAAGTTCCACCAGCAATAAAATATTTAAGAAGATTGCCTATTGGTAACTTTGTATCTTTTCCAGCAGAGATATTAAGAAATACTGTTTTTTCTGTAAAACAAGGAATAAAAGAATTAGGCACAGCCAATAGTGTTATTAAAACAAGAGGTGCAAAAAGATTTGCTGGTAATGTAGTTATAGGTGGTTTTGGTTTAAAAGTTGCAAACGAAGCCTACAACACAGCGAGGGGTTATACAGAAGATACAATAAAGGCAATCAAAGCATTTGTTCCTTCATGGAGTAAAGACTCTAATATCACTATATTAAATAATGATCCTGAAAATATACAATATGTTGATACTAGTTATACTTTTCCGTATGACATCTTACACAGACCAATAAGAACAGCAGTTAATGAATGGTATAATGGTAAAAGAGATAATAAAACTTTAGATGAAGTAATTATTCAATCAAGTATTGCAAGTATAGAAGAATTTGCTAGATATTTTTTAGATGAATCTATTTTAACATCTAAAATATTAGACATAACAAGAAACAAACAATCTAATGGCAGACAAGTTTATAATCCTGAACTACCTGTTGGAGATCAAGTCAATGCTATGTTCCTTCATGTGCTTGATGCTTTTGTTCCAGCTGGTTATGACCAACTAGAAAAATTATACAAATCATTTAATGGTATTGTTGAACCTTATGGTAAAGAATACGATCCAAAGATAGAATTATTAGCTAACTTTGGAGGTCTCAGAGTTTCAGAAATTAATATTAAAGAAGCATTTAATTTTAAAATTCCTGAACATAATCAAAATGTAAACAATGCTGAAAGGATATTTCGTAAAATATCAAACAACCAAAATGTAGTTACAGAAGAAGAATATATAAACGCATATATTACAGCAGAAAAAGCAAGATATCAAAATTGGACAGAAATGAACAACTTAGTTCAAAGTGCTTATGAGTTAGGTTTAGGAAAAAAAGAGGTAGCAAAAATTTTATTAGAAAACAACATAAGTAAAAATGACGTAGGAATGTATCTATCAGGAAAATACTTACCTTATTTCCCGTCTAAAGAAACTATAGGTCGTATTAATGAATCAGGTAATTCTTTTCCAATTAACACAATTAGAAAAATATACAGAAATTTATCAGGAGTTCCTTTAGGCGATTATCAAAATTTCGAACAGAGTATTCAAAAAAATTAGGAGTAAAAAATGACAGTATCGAATTACAGCACAACAGCTAGTAGTAATACAGCTATTAATGGAGTTAATATTTCTGAGGGTATGTCACCCTCTGACGTTAATAACGCTATTAGAGAGCAACTTAAAGATGTTAGATCAGTATGGAATGACAAAGAGTGGTTCTTACTAGGTGACTCTAATGGAGCAACTACTTTTACTAGAGCCTCTGCTACCAGCATAACTGTAGCTTCTAATATTACATCTACTTACCATGTAGGTCGTAGAGTCAAAGTTATTGGTTCTAACACAGGCACAATCTTTGGTAAGATTGCAACAAGTTCTTTTTCTTCACCGAACACAACCCTTGCTTTTACTTTTGATAGTGGATCTATCTCATCAGGTGACTCCACAGTCGCAGTATATGTCGGTTCGGTTTTTACAAATCCAGCTAATCCTGTTGTCGATGAAGATAACATGGCGAGTGACTCTGCTGTCCTTCCTCCTTCTCAACAATCCACAAAAGCATTTGTCACTTCAGGCTCAGTTACCCTTTCGAATAAATCAATCGCATTAGGTAGTAATACAATCTCAGGAACTACTGCTCAGTTTAACTCAGCGTTATCTGATGGGAGCTTTGCCACATTAGCTGGATCTGAAAGTTTAACAAACAAAACACTTACAAGTCCTGTTTTAAACACAGCAATAAGTGGTACTGCATTTCTTGATGAAGATGATTTTGCATCAGATAGTGCAACAAAGGTAGCCTCACAACAATCTATTAAGGCTTTTGTAGAAAACAAATTAACACAAGAAGATTTAGACATATCTGATGGATCATCAACTATTGCTATTGACTTAGATAGTGAGACTCTTGGATTGCTTGGTGGTACAGGTATTACTAGTACAGCTTCAGGTAACAATGTTACTTTTGCTATAGACTCTACTGTAGCAACTAAGACAGGATCAGAGACATTAACTAATAAAACAATTAATGGTTCTAACAACACCTTATCAAACATAGGCAACTCAAGTCTTTCTAACTCTAGTGTATCTTATGGTGGCGTATCTTTAGCTCTTGGTGCTACTGATGCTACCCCAGCTTTTGACTTACAAGATGCAACAAGTTATCCCGCTAGTGCCTTAACAGGAACAGTTGCAAACAATCAAGTAGCAACAGGAATAGATGCTATTAAGATTGCTGATGGATCAGTCACTAACGCAGAGTTTCAATATATCAATACTCTATCTTCTAATGCTCAAACACAATTAGATGCTAAAGTAGCAAAGGCTTCAAACTTATCAGACTTAGCTTCTGCTTCTACCTCAAGAACAAACTTAGGTCTTGGCACAATGGCAGTCCAAAACTCAGGAACAGTATCAATAAGTGGTGGTTCTATTACAGGATTATCAACACCTTCTAATAATTCAGATGTAGCAATTAAAAGTTATGTTGATGAAGCTGTTGCTGGTCTTAGAACAAG